GGCAATTCTGCTAAACAACACACCAGAGTTTTCTGCTGCCGTCCCGTCTATGTAATGCCCAATCTCCTTATAAGTCCCTGTCGTCTCCGCTGCGGTAAAGAATGTTGAAACATAAGTTGTATAAGTGGAATACGCTTTTGAGGAAACCTGCTTACGATATTTGTAATCCCCGAGAGCGGTGTCTCCTGTCGTTGAAGCGGTGTCTGCCGAGCCGAGCTCGCAGTATTTTATTTCGCCAGTATAGGTATTATCCCCGCTCAAAATTCTTGCCAAAACCTCCCGTCCGTTTCTGGTCACGGTGTTATCCAAGACAACCTGCTTTGTCATAAACCTGCCATGAAACTTGTCCAGTATCTTTCGGTATTTCTCCCAAGTCCCTTCTTTATACGCCTTGATAACCTTCTTTTCCATTTCTTGCGCTTCTTTGCTTGAAACATCGCACCAAGTCAAAACCGCCTTGCCTTTCGGGACAATATTGTCGCCAAAGCATTTTCTGGTTAAAACTTTATTAAATTCTTCGTTTGATATTCTCATTTGATTATAATTAACTGGCTAAATAACAACTTCTATCAGCGAATGCTGGACGCTTTCTGTCTGTTGATGAAGTTGGCTGGTACTTGCCAGCGACCCAAATTGGTGGATCATCAATTCCAGCATTCAATAAATTGCTTGTAATTGTGATTGTGTCTGACAAGGTTCTAAGATATTTATTTTTTTCTATCGCTTCCGTTACGCTGACCGTGTCTATCCCTTCAATCGTAACTATCACATCTGTCACTTCTCCTTCTTGTTCTATTACTCCAATAGTGTTATTCAATAATGCTATTTGTCTTTGGAGGTAAGCGATAATTCCCATTGCCCGTTTTGTTGTCAGGGAAAATTCGTATTGAAATCTGTCTTTGTTAGTGAGCATTGTTGTCACGGCTTTCGTAACGATGAAATTTTCATTTTTATTTAGAATATCCGAACTAATATTCACCATCATTCCCGACCGCATTCCCGAAGTATATGATCTAAATTTTGCCTCTTCTGGAGCTTCCGCATAGTCAACCATTTCCGCCTGCGCTCTTCTTCTCGCCGCTTCTTTTGTTTTGATTTTCTTGTCTACAATTCTGTATTCATAAATCCCATTGGCTGACACGGAAGCGTTATCTTGGGCTTTGATCAGGACAGCAACTCTTGGACTTCCCGTTACAACTACATCTCCACTGGCGGGAGCGGTTTTAAACTTAATAACCTTCTCTTGATAATTCCAAAGGCAATCATAGTCGTCCTCGCTATCAATGAAGTCAATTCCAACTGTTTGAGAGCTTCCTCCGACCGTAATCGTCGGCTCGCTATCATATCGGTAAGGTAGTTTGAAAATCTTTGTCGTCCCGTCGCCTTCTCCAACCTTGTCTGTCCTGCTATCAGCCACATACTCCCCGCCTCTGACATAAATGACATTTCTTATCTGTCGGTTGTCTTCGGAAATCTGCAACGACCCGTCAATACAGTTCCCGTTGGTATCCGTGACATTGAACGCCGCTGTTTCGCCCGTTCCTTTGTCAAAGAAGTGAATGTCTTTGTCATAGTCCACATACCAATCATAACCGATCAGTTCCGCTAATTCTTGAAAACATTTTGAAGGTTCTTTGTAATCAAATTTAATATATTCAACCGTAATCCCCGTTGTTGCGACATTGTTCTGCGTAAAACTTCCGTCAGTGTAATTCGTCAAAATACTATTGATTATGTATTCTGGCGACTTGTCTGTGTAATCCGTCTTGACCAGCTTTCTATCCAAGCTGTGGGTGTAATCTTTTAAATGACACTCAAACAGAGCTATCTTTGTTCCTTCTGTTTTTCTGACTATCTTCTCTATCGTTCCCGCGAATATCTTCGTTGCTCCATCAAAAATCTCAATTTCTTCACCAAGACTTGGTTCATAAGTTCTGTCGCCATATTTCTTAAGCGTAAATCTACAAGTATCAACTTCCGCTGTTAAATTATCTTCCTTGCGAAAACTTCTTGGGATTATCAATTTCGTTATATCTAAGTATGGATTTTTTCTTGTTATTGAAATCATCTATATTCTAAAATTATTTTTCAAACGCTCAATTATGGAATCCCCAATATCCAGCGCCGCCTCTTCTGAAAGGTATGTCCCGCCATTTATATTCACAGTAATCCCGCCAGCTCCCAATGCCGCGGGGTTTTTCACCCCGATAATCGTATCCTGCGGAGAGAACGGAACAGGCGGCATTCCTGGGCGGGAAATAAAGTCACTGAGCGCTTGCCCCGCTTCTGATGCATAACCAGCTATCTTTTGCGTTGCTCTCTCTATTGTTCCTGCCGCTTGACCTATTAAACCTGAAGTCCGTCCAGCAGCCGCGCGCGCGATTGCTCTTGCCAATTCGTTGTATTTTGTTATTTGCCTGTTGATGCTGTCAACGCTGTGCAGCTCCTGAAGAGCGAGAAACTTGTCGTGCTCCCTTAATGCTATATTTTGAATTTTTTTAACTTCTGTCAATTTTTTTTCTTCAAGTTTTATTTCGTCTCTTATTTTATTACTTTTAATTACCACCGCGTTGATTGCTTTCTTTTCTTCATCTTTAATCTCTCTCATTCTTCTTTGAGCACTATTCAAAGCGGCGCGTTTTTCTAAAAATTCTACTTCTTCGTGATAAGCATTAACATAAACTTTTATACTTTCTAGCGCCTCCTTTTCTGCTTGTAATTTAGCCAACGCTGTTGCTTTTGCATCCTTATCTTTCGCAGAATTGAATTCTGCCTGCGCGTCGGCAACTTTCTGCTCCTGATCAACATAAACTTCAGCGTATTTCATCGCGAATCCTTTTTGTTTTTCCGTACTATCTCTTCTTAAATCTAAAAGTTTCTCTTCCAATTTTTTTATTGTTCCTGTGATCTCTTCAATAGAATCTCTTGTTTTTTCAGTAATACTTCTTATACCTTCGTTATATTTTTCCCACGCGCTTTTTATTTTTTCTCCACCTTTACTTAACTTCTCTAACGCTTCGGTATTCGTACCTTCAAGCTCTCCCATTGAATTTCTAAAATCCGCTAACATTTCTTCAGTAGTTTTTCCCATCTCGCCAAGTATCTCATCTGTACTGCCTAATACAGAACTGCTGACTCCTTGCCATTTACTTACTATGAAATCACCTGCCATTGACATTCCTTCTTGTATTTTATTCGACGCCGCATTCGTGATGTATCCTATATCACTCATTGTGCTTTCAATGGCGAATCCCGCTTTTTCCATTCCCCATTCTATGCTTGCCCCTATTTTTTCTCCCAATTTTGTTATTTTTGAATCTTCAACCGCATCTCCTAACGCTTTAACTAATATCCCCAGATCTCTTGTAAGATTTTTTATTTTACCAGAAACATATTCAAATACTTTTGCTAATACTTCTTTAAGATAATTTGCTATGACTTCCAGAGATCTGCCGAATTGATCAAATGTTTTTATTTGATGTTTAACGAGTTTTATCAGAACAACGATCGCTCCAATAATTAAAGCTAATGGCGCTAATGTTCCAACAACTGAAAACTTTGCAATGTTTATTGCTTTAGCAAGACCTATAAAACTTTTTGTTATTGTTGTAATATACGGCAGCAACGCAGCAACAACTCCAGTTAGTATTCTTACTGCCGACATAAGTAAAAGAAAAAAAGATGTTATTTTAGGAACTACTGTCAATAGCGTTCCAATAGCGATTGACAATGCTATAATCTTTAATGATAACAATGCCACAACTTTCGTCAGTTCAGGATTTGCTTTTGTCCATTGTCCAATTTTTTCAATTACCTCAATTATTTCTCCAACTATCTCCTTTCCAATATCCACAAGAGGTCTTCCTCCTTCTCTCATAAATAGATCAATACTGTCTCTCATATTAGACATCATTCCATTGAATGTTTTGCTTTGGGCATCCATCAGATTATTGAATCTCCCGCCTTCTGTTGTCATTGTCTGGAATGCTTCTTGAACCACTGGAAACCCAATTTCTCCAGCAGAAATCATTTCTTGTATCTCAACTTTTGATTTTCCTAAATTCTTGGCAAGTTCATCTAATAAAGGAACACCAGCAATAGCGAAATCTCTCATTTCTCTTCCTGTCAATTTAGTTTGGACTCTGACTTGCCCGTAATTTAGGATCAATCTTTCCATTGGAACATTCAATCCTGCAGAAATATCTCCTAATGCTTTTAATGTTGGGATAGTGTCTTTAGCTGAAAATCCATAAGCAAGCAATGCCTTCGCTCCTTTTTCAACTTCAGCAAGTTCAAATGGAGTTTTAGCAGCAAAATCTGCTAATCTTTTTAACATATCCTCAGCTTTTTCTGCGCTTCCAAGCATTGTGGTAAAAGCAATCTGTGATTGTTCAAAACTTGCAGCTTGAGTAAGAAAACTTTTGGACACAATTCCAACTCCCGTTCCTACAGCAATCATTCCAATTCCAACTTTTTCAAATCCTTTAGATAATTCCTTGTTTTTTTTTGAGAGAGTATCAAGTTGGGAATTGAAATTCTCAATCACTTTTGACGCTTTATTCTGAGCGTCTATAACTATACTAATTTTCGATTGACTTGCCATATACTTAAACTAACAAAAAAACGACACTATATAAGCGCCGTCAGTTATTCTTCTATGGCTTTTCTGTATTATATCATTGTATTTTTATCTGTCAAATCTCCTTGCCAAGATTTTAAAAGTGTGTTAAACTTAAAGTGGTTGAAAAGTTATCTACCTCTTGACAAGGTTTTTAGAAGGGTTTATAATGGAAATATAATAACTATTTATTTATGAAAACGACCAAACTGACAATCTATTTGTATACAAATATAGTTGTAAAGCTTGGTCGTTTTACATCCAAAGAACTCGCTTTTTTAGCGGGTTTTTTGGTGTCGTGAGAATATAAGTTTAGGGAGTGCGACATTAAAAAAGTTCTCTTCGCTGTGATGAACTCATCCGACCGACCGAGAGGATAGAGACAGCAATCCTACTGGGGTAATATCATCTAAGTCCCCCTTCGGTGGCGGAAAGCCGAAGTAAAATCTGTAAAAAAAGTAGGCGGTGCTCACATCAAGAGTATAAGATTTCCGAACAATTCTCGGGGATACAACCGGTTAAAGAATTGCCTCACTCGTGTATTTGTAATTATTATAATTATTAAATACTAACCGAGAATACTGCTCAAAATCTATCCTCCCTCCCAACAGGTTAGGTTTTACAATGAAGTTATAAAGCAGTTGTTGGTGAAAAAAAAGTTATTGTAAAATAACGAGGTGTCAGGGAAGGTTTAATTATAAAGAACAAATATGAAATTATTTATAGACGGAGGATGTTCAGGAAATGATCAAAAAGATATGAGAAAAAGACGAATGATTTCTGTTGTTGCTGATGAAAGAAATAATATTTTAATTGAAGAAAAATCGCGCGGCGGTTCAAATAATATCGCGGAGTTTATTGCTTTGTATGAAGCTATAAAATATTGCGTTGAAAACAAAATAGAAAATGTGGAAATTATAACTGATAGCAAAAATAATCTAAGTTGGTTTAATGGTCAGTTAAAGAAAAGAAAACAAAACAATTTTAAATGGATACTTTCAATCAGAAATCAAATAGATAGAATTAGAAAACAAGTAAATATAAATCTTATTTGGCGTCCACGTGAAGAAAATCTTGCGGGACAATACATTGAAAGTAAATTTAAACTTTAATAACAATGAACAACTTATTAAAATTAAAAGACCTTCCTGACAATTTGAAAAATAGATTGAGGACAAGTATGCTTCTGATTTTTACTTGTGATAAGAAATGTAAGAATCCTCAAAAAACTACCGACAGATTTCTCACTTTAATTTCCAATAAAGAAAAAACTAAAATAAAGTGGAGAAACTATGTTTATTGGAAAGAAGTCAAAGCGGAAAAAGCTAAGCAACTAATAATGAAAGGAGGTGGTAAAAGTGAAAAGAATTAGAGAAGTTTTAATGAGAAGTGTCAGCGTGAAAATTCTGTACTTGCTGATAATAGCGCTGGTCTGTTTCTTTCTCGGAAGATCTGCTGGCAATGTTAAATACATTGAGGTTGCGACAGATTGCGAACCTGTTGAGAAAATTGTTGAGGTGGAAAAAATTGTTGAAGCCAACTGCGACAAGGAAAAAAGAATTATTGAATTGTATAATGATGTCCTGACCCTTGATAACGAAGCATTCAATCTTTTAGGGTCTGCCTTAAATAATCCGTTTGATTCTTATAAGGTGGATAGGACAGTGAAAAGAGTGGAAAAAATCGCCGCTGAAAAACAGGCAAAAATGATAGAAATAATATCTCTGGAGAATTGAGAATCATCCTAAAAGCCAGCAACAATTATCGCTGCTGGCTTTTTTCCATCTCCCTTTTCATCCTCTCTCCATCTAACTTATATTTAATCTTGACCAATTCCAGAAACCAAGAAGGAGTGTTCATATATTCCTCGTAAGTCCAGTGATACTCCTGGCAAATGACGGCTATCATCATCGTTTCGTTGATTCGCCCTATTCTGTATTCTCTTCTGGCTTCGTCAATTTCTCGCCTAAAAAATCGTTATTAGTAATCTTATTGATTTCATCAATTACAAAATCGCTATCCCGCTTTTTCATATCTAAGATCGCGTCAACCTTGTTGTCCTCCTTGCCGTCCACGGAGACGACGACGATTTCAATCGCCTTGTCTTCCGCCTCTTGTGTGAGTTTCGCCATATCAAGCTTGCTTGATTTCGGTTGCGCTCCGTCAAGATAGAATTCGGCGTCCTTGAAATAGACGTTCTTCAATTCTCTTGAATCCCTTCCAGTAATAAATGATTTCAAGACAACCTTGTGCTTGTCTATTGGTGTTATTATTTCTTTTGTCTCTTTCATTGTTTTAGTTTAATTGATTAGTATTCATTTATCGTATTTTTTATGACACTTACAGCATAATCTAATCCAGTCATCTTTGTCTCTCAAATATTCTCCACTTTTATTTGCCCAATGGATTTTCTTTCCAGTCAATCCGTCTTTTCCGCAATGTTCGCAAGTGGTAGGTTGCCCTAAAGTTTTTCTTATCCATTTGTGTAATCCACTATAACTAACATCATCACCTTTCCAGTTATAATGTTTTTCTCCTTTTTGAGCCTCACTGATTTTTCTTTTTGTTTCTTCAGAAACTTTTCTTCCTTTACTAGCTATTCCTATTTTTCTTTTTGTTTCTTCGGATAATTTCCATCCGCCTTTTCTAACTCCATTTTTCCACTGCTCTTTTAGTAATCTACTATGTTTCTTTTTTGTTTCTTCTGAATACTTCATTCCTTTATGAGCTTCACTTAATTTCTTTTTCATTTCTTCTGACCAATGCTTACCTTTAATCCAAGGTGATCTTCCTTTCATTGTTTCGCTTACCCAAGGTTTCTTTTTCCCAAGATGAGCTTCGCTTATTTTTCTTTTTGTTTCTTCTGATAATTTTTTTCCACTCTGAACTTTCTTCATTTTCTGTTTCGATTCTTCTGTGTGTTTTTTAAGATAACAGGGATGTCCTTTTTGGAATCCTTTTATTCCTTTTGGCATATAATTGAAGTTAGTGTTTATACTTCAATTATAAGTTATTATTTAGAATTAGTCAATAGCAATAGTTATGCTTAATAAGCCGAGTTCGTACTATTTATCAAACTTGCAGAACTCCACAATCGTGCCGGATCGGTTGAAATATCCAGCAGCACTTCAAAGTTGATACTCTGTCCGACGATATCATCAAGAGCGTGTTTTGGTTCCCATTCGCTGAAGGTTGCTTTGGGAAATACAAACTCTAATTTCGGATTGGTGGACACTCCAATTGTCTGTGATGATTCCAATTTAATCTGCATCGCTTTCGTATTTCCGTTAAGCATATAGTTTCTCCAAGTTCTGTCCTCGTAGTTTAACTCAATGCTTCCTGAAATTTTCAGTCCCATATTCAAAATATTTTCTGGCTCTAATGTTCCCAACACCTCATCAAGTTTAGTATTCTTTTCAAAGTTGAGCGTCAAGTGCTTGACGCTAATCGCCGAAGCGGCTGATAAAGCGGAAACACTGTTTGCTACTTTGAATGTCAGGTCTCTTGAAGTAAATCTTTTATCTGTAATATAACTTGGCGTTGAAGATGAATCCACTGACGCTTTTGATATAAAGTTCGCTGTGTATTTAACAATCTCCCCGAGCGTGATGTCAATTCCCAGCGAGTTGATCATCGCCATCTTGAATTGCAGTTGCCCTATCGGATCGTGCAAGTGTATTGACAAACTGTCGTGCTGGTTATCATTCTGGAGCGTGTAGCTGTGCGTGCAAACTCCTGATTCGGGATCGTCTGTTGAAGCTGATTCTGTCCCAAATAGAGCGAGTAAGATAAGTCCAAAAGAATCAATGTTTATCTCCCCGTCTATGTTGCCTTCCGCCCATTTACCAGTTACATAGGCGGTCATCGCCGCGTCTGATATGTTTCCATAACTTCCCGCGACAAGGGCTTTCTTTGTTTTGTTGTCAAATGATAGTTCGGTTTTGGGCAGCCAGTAGGAGGCGGCGACACCCACTCCCCTGGTGGATTCGTGCCCCAAACCCACATTTACAAGCCTAGAAGTAAATTTGCTCATATTTTTATTCCTTTCTAAAAGTTTTTATTAAATTGCCAAATAATCATTGATATGAATGTGATACTCATATCTCTTCATTGACTTATTAAACTCCATCAACCCGAGTTCCTTCAGCTCTGTGTTGACTTTTCTTATTCTTTCTTCTCTTGTCGTTTCGTTGGTATTTGGTGTTTCATTGTTTTCTTTTTTACGCATTGAATAATCTTTTGTGATTTTTTTTCTTCTCATATTTTTAAGCTAAATAAATAAAAACGGCACTATACACAGTGCCGTTGGTTATTCCTTTATGGCTGACTTTATTTTATTACTTTTATGATTCTGTGTCAAATTGAACAAGGATATTTATTTCCAATTTGGCAATAACATATTTATCTGTATTGTAAAAATCGCTTAATGATGGACGCATAATTATCATTGTCTTGCCCGTTCCCAAATCTACCCCTGTGAGTGTCTGGTCTTTGTCCAGCGTGTCCATTACTTCGTCCACCAAACTTTCTATGATTATAGTCGCTTGTCTTTGCCCTTTTGTTTCAATCTCCTGCATTAAATAAATGACAAAAATATAATCTCTTTTATTCTCGGTGGTTGTTTGAAACTCGGACTCGTTTCTTATCTCATCGCTGATCATTGCCACAGGAAAACCTCCAAACTCCTCGCTCGGGAAGTCCTGCACTTCTTGAATGGAATCTATGTCTTCCAATTTTGATTTTAACTTTTGGCGAAGTTTGACAAATGACATTTTATTATTTTAATGCTTTATCTATTTCCTTTTTAAAATACCTTTCTATTTCTGGCTCAGCCTTTTTAACTCCAAGTTTCATAAAAGGTTTCCCCCCGACTGGCGTTCTTGCTCTCCCCATTCCTTTTATATAAATAGTCCTGCCGTTTCTTCTCATTTTTCCTTCGTGAATCCAGCTGGCATATTTTACATTTGTAAAAAGTGCTCCATAAAGATTTTTGAAAATCTTGCCTCCCCCCTGTCCTCCAATAGACGCTCTCAGTCTTCCTGTGTCAACTGGCACAAGTGGTTTGACATCTCCTTCTATTTGAAATATAGATTTCCTGATGGCGGTGTTTATTCCTTTGGCAAGCTTGGGAGGTATTCTCTTGAATTTTCGCAGGGCTTTTTCTGCCCCTTCAATTTTTAAAGTTATCATCACTTTACTTTTACGATGGTAATTTCCTTATGTTGAAAGTTCCCGAGTGGAGCTGGATCGCTGACGGCTATCACTTTATATTCCGAATTTCCGTAAGTGAGACGGTCGCCTTTTTGTATATCTGTCCCGTCCTCCGCATAAAGCCGAAAAGTCTTGCCGATTGAACCGCCAATATTGACGGTTTTTGTATCATCCATTCTTTGGATATTGACCATTTCCGCTGTCAGTGTTTCGTAATGTGTTTTATCTCCTGACACAGCCGTTAAGCGCGAAATTATTATTTTTTGCGTGAGCAAATTAAAGAAAGCTGTCATAGTTTTTATTAAATCGGAATGAGACGGTAGCGGTCAAGGATTTGATTTATACCAAGATGGTTGGCTTGTTTCTCTATATCCT